TTTTACATCTTTTGTGTGGCATGTGTGTATACTCGGTATTTTGATTTTAGATAGCATATTATTTATTTATTACATTTTTTGATTGTATATTTTACATTTAAACACCAGTGCTTCCAAACCCACCAGCCCCTCGCGTGGTGTCGTCGATTTCCAGAACGACTGCTACGTCGGGAGTCTCAATTTTTTCAATTATGAGTTGTGCGATGCGGTCCCCGGTCTTGATGAAAAAGTGTTGATCTCCAGAGTTATACAAGATGCATTTCACCTCTCCGCGATAATCCGCGTCGATCACGCCGGCCAGTACGTCAATACCATATTTGAAAGCCAGACCACTCCTGGGGGCGATACGACCGTAAGTTCCCTCCGGCAGGCCGATCGCGATGCCGATTGATACCGCGAGGCGTCCGTTGGGTGGAATTACGGCGTCAACGGCACTGGTTAGGTCATAGCCGGCAGAACCCTCGGTGGCGCGCATGGGGGCGACTGCGTGGGCGACGAGCTTCTTGATCAGTAGTGCGGCCATTGTTGTCAGTGAGTGGGTTAGTATCGGCCTGGGTTGTTAAATGAATGAGTGTGTCAATATGGGCATTGTATATCAACGTTCTGTGATACATATATACTTTCCCTTTCCTTATTGTATTAAATTAGAGATGTCGTCATCTCGCATTTCAACACTTGCGTTACACTGTGGTATTGAGCCTGACTTGTTCGATCGGTATGTATCTTCGGCTGTACTTGAGAAAGTGTTTGATACGAATAATAAATTTCTAGAGTGTCTATCTCATACGGCGAAAACTTCGTTTGGGAAAAACGTGCAGTTTGCCCCGCTCACGATCTCCACGATGACCATCACAGGCAAATTCAAGCACGAGTTGGATATTGAGATGCCCATAGAGAGGATTCGAGAGGCATTGTCTACCTGCCCCCCTGACGAAGGGTTGTATCTCGATGTAAAACCCCCGCCGAAGCGTCGGGCAGTCACAACCAAAGATCCTCCAGACGTCCGGAAGTTTAAGCATCAGGTTTCCTTCATGCTGGATAAAAAGTCCGCTAAGCTATTTTATAACCAGACAGTGCATGCCACCGGAATTTCGTCGCTTGTTGATTTTCTGCAAATGATGATTTTGATAGCTCAATTTGTAGAAGAACACGTTGACATTCATATGATTTTTGATGATTTCACCATCAACATGATCAACTCTGGAACCATTGTGCAGAGTAATAATTTTCCGTTGTCATTCCCTCCCAAGGCTGTATATTTGCATGCCCAGCGAGCCGGCCTCGAGGCATTCTTTGACCCAGAACGTCACCCCGCTGTCAAGTTGTTATTGTTTGATGGTTCTAAGAAAGTCTCCACTGCATTTATATTCGGGACCGGTAATATTGTGATTTTTGGTTCTAGAGACACTGCTTATATCTCTAAGATGTTCACCATGGTCGTAAATCTCCTGAGTGATATTTCACATCTTGGAACTCCGACTGCTCTGAGGAAGACCACTGTGAAGAAGGAATTCTGCGTATCTCGTGGATATTTGACTTCTTCATATAAGTTGTGCATTCAAACATGTAAAGAAGATTAAATCAATTTGCGAACAACAAGTTTGTCGATACAAGATATGTCATATTGACAAATCAAGATATATATTTTGTGATGTCGTATGTAAACTATATAAATGTCCGCTGACAGAGTATGTGTCGTGTATGGAATTATTACGCCCAATTTCAAAATATATATAGGTAGAACTAAAAATATAGATAAAAGAATGAAGAAACATAGAGAAGCAACAAACTATAATTTCAAAAAGAGTAAGAAATTATATAATTGTCTACGAAAACATGGTTGGGATAATTTGATTATAATTACATTAGAAGATAAACTCACAAAGGAGGAATCATACGATAGAGAAATAGATTGGATAGAAACATTTGATTCGTTTCACAATGGTTTGAACTCGACCCCTGGCGGCGAATACGTCGGTTGTGGTCCGGACAATTATCATGCGAAGGCGATTGTGTTGAAAAATATTGACACGGAGGAAGAAATTGAATTTGATTGGATTGGTGCTGCAGCACTATGGTTGGGTGTTCATGAGGCAAGATTGACTCACAATTTGTGTGGAAGAATAAAACGGATATATAATCTCGATTACTCGTCTCGTTTCGTAGCACAATATAAATCCAACATACAACAATGGGATTTAAATATCTCTCCTAAATTACGAGGAATCGTAGTAAAGGATATAGATACCAAAGAAGAATTCAAATTTGATAGCATACAACTTGCTTCTAAAAATCTTGACATAAGCAAAGATTCTATTTGGAATATTTTGAGACCAAAATCTACTATCAAACAAGTATATAATTCTATTGGTGAAAAACGTTTCGTGGTGAAACTTCAAACAGACGATACGCCTTGGAATCTCAACATTTTGCCTGCCAAATTTCCAGTTGTTTCGTATGATAAGAACGACAACTTCGTGGCAAGATACGACTCGATTTCGGATGCGGCACGTTTGACAGGTTTAGCAAGTTCTAGCATTTGTCATAACGCTCATCACAGACTGTGGTTTACAGGAAATCTTCGTTGGGAATATGAGGATTGCGATATGCGAAATTCTCAGAAACCAAGAGATACTTTACAAATACGAGGCGGTGCTTCAAAAGCAGTATTCACAATTATAGACGGAATAAAGTATGTATATCCATCTGGAGTCGACGCCTCTCGTTCATCATCTGGCGTATCAAGATATTACATAGAACGTAGTGCTAAATCACCCACAGACAACAAAATACCAGATAAGAATGGAAATGTATGGTTTTATGTAAACTAGTTAGCAAAAAGCAAACCTCCGCATCCTGAGAGCACGCGAAGAACGTTGAAATTGCGGGCGAACACCGTGATATCGCTAAATTTGGTAATCCCAGTCTCGAGAGTTGTAGATGTGTCTAAGATATCTGTTATACTTGCCGCAGTGGCCGCTTTGTTCGTTATGCTCAACGTCACCATGTCCAACCGGCTGAAGTTCAGAGTCCCTGCGGAGTCCTGTTCATCGGCTTGTACTCCAAATGAATACATGTAGATTCCTGCGGAGGGGGCTTGTCCGACGGCCTGTGTAGGTTGTATGAGATTGAAATACCCCCCGGGGCGTTCCGTGAACCGGTCGACGCCATTGCATCTCAGGACCGCGCTATACATCGGGGCAAAAGCCTCGTTTGTTTCGAATTGGAAGTTGCTGGTCGTGTATTGGCCATGTAAATTAGATTTGTAAAACCATATGATGTATCTAGTTGGCAGATTGAAAGGAAGGTCATATATCCCGGTCGTTATAGAATCCGATATTTTAGACGGAACGGTGAATGTTTGGAGTTGTTCTACGATATACTCGTGTGGTTTGGATACGAAATACTCGCGCTCTAATTTGTCTAGGAAAACGTAATCCGCGTAGAATCTGACTTGTGGTATATACACGGAATCAATACCGGGGATGTTATAAGGCTCGTTGAAAAAAAACTTCAGCTGGATCTCGTGATACTGCAATGCAATCATCGGGAGCGCGGTCGACAGATATTTGGTGAAGAACAATGGGAGGTCTACATAGAATGTACGAATGGCGCCAGGGGGGTCGTCGTCTCTGAAATTCTGCATCCTGTAGTTCGCCGCTCTGATTTCCGTGGTATTGAAAAGTTCATCATGCACGCGTGACCAATTGGGGAAATCTGGGATGATTTCTATCTCCTGGCCTCCAATCATGACCGTCACGCTTTTTATGAACTGTTCGGCGGGATAGAAAGATTCCGTTGACGAGCGTTTCATCGAAATTTCGAGCACACAGTTCTTCACGAGGTCTCCGGCTCTCTTTATCGTCACGATCGAGGGAGCGCCATACCGAAGGTCGAATGTGGTTTCTATTGACTCTATTGCAAAGTTTGTTCTTCTCACGGAATTTCTTTTCCAAAGGGATCTTTGTGGGTCTCCTGTGAGGAACACATCGGGTGCTCCATACGCCACGAGTTGCGTTAATGCCCCCATTTATTAATAATACACATATTATTATTAAGTTATTTTGTCAGCATGTGTAATTCATTCTGACAAAATATACTATGGTACGGATCACTTGGAATTCTTCAGGGCAGCCATCACATAAGGCTGGAGGTTGCTGTATAAAATTTCGTATCCTGCCCCTGTGGGGTGGGTGCCGTCAAAGAACTGGGTTTTATCGGACGGAACAAGGCCCTTGGAAATGTCTACGTACTGCATTCCAAATTTCTTTGCTAGCAGTTTGTAATTTGCGTTGGCTTGGACGCGGTTTTTGTTCCTGACTGCGCCCAGGTTGTTCGGCAACAGACCTATCAGGAGGAACTTAGTAGTCGGGTACACCGCTTTTAGGTATGGGAGTAAGAATTGATAGAGCTTTGCGGCTGGGTCGGTATTGTCCACCCCTTGGTTGTTAATCCCTATGAGCAGGCCAACGACCTTGGGGGGTATGGCGAATCTTTCCTTTCCGAGAGCTATTCTCCACGACAATTTTTGAACGGTATCTCCTCCGATCCCAAGAGGGGCGGATTTCATGCCTTTTTGCCCAAAGTACTTGTTCCATACGTCCATGTGCTTATCCGCGGCAATCATGGTGATACTGTCTCCGTACAGAACAAAATCATACTTTTCCTTTTTCAGATTCGCACCCTGAACAATAGACGCATTTCTCTCACCGGCTAAGCGACGGGCTAGTACTGGGGATTTCTCAGGGTCCCCTTGAACCCACACAGGAGGTTTTGGAATTCTTATGGGAGTTGACTCATAATCGTAATATTTCTCTTTCTTTTTCAAAACAAATGATATGACAATGGCGGCGATTGCAGCAATGGCGATCGCGATAGGCATCTTGTGTTTCATGACAAAGCTTGACGCTTGGTCAATAATGCTCATTACGTTACGTTATATTAATAAAATAAAAAAATTAAACGCTCGTGATGTTCTGTTTAACAAATAACTCCGCGCCTCTTTTGGATATACGGATGGGGGTTTGGGCTGCTACGTTGCTCCCGTAATCGAGTTCCATGTCAAGGGAATCCATGAGTTTCAGTTTATCAGTTTTTTGTTGCTCTGCGCGAATAGCAGACAATATGACGGCGCCTTTCGCCTTTTCTATCTCGATCTTCTTGAGAATTTCGTTATATTTTTTAGAAGCTTCTTTTTCATCTGCAATCTTGCGGTATTTTGTCGCCCACGTTATTGTTGACGCGAGTGGCGTTCCTTGAGACTTTTTTATCGTTGCTTCTTGTTTTACAACTTGCTCTGTTTTCTGCACGGTATCTACAATGTTTTTATTCACCGCAATGTCCGCCTGGCGTATATTTACGACATCTTCTGCCAGCACGGGGTCTTCTTCTACTTTCGAGAGTATTTCTACGGGAGTGACTTTCTTCACCGGTCTGGGGACTATCTTGGCAAACTTATCTTTGACGACGGCCTTGCTCTTTGTGTATAGGCCTTGGATTGCGCCCCAGTTTCTATAAATAACAAATGCTACGCCGATCGTAATGGCTACAGCCAATGCTACGAGGCCAACGATATAGCGGGTCTTCATTTAATATAATCATATATTATTTATTTATCTTCGTATCGACAAACCGTATGTAAGTCCTTGGTCATATTTTCTTTCATGTCCTATCATACGCAGTCTTCCGTGTACCGTTCAGTGCCTGTTCAACTATACATCTTTTTTATGATGTTCGTCATGACTTCTGGCTCAATAATATGGTTCATGCCTATGACGAGATTTTGAATAATTTCTTTATCTTTCTGGGGTAGAAAAATCATCGCTTTGGCCGCTTCGTTCCTCGAACGATCGATGATGTGACCCATTGAATGTATGAGGTCAAAGCTGATTTTGTCGAATATCCAATATTTATCCGACAATTCCGAATATTTCAAACACACTGCGATGAACCGTTCCTTCGATCGTTGCTGTGAAGAATATCCCGAATTGCTGATTCCAATATCAAGAGTAGTTTTCTTATCGGTGTTTTTTTGGAATAACAGGTCCGGGTACACCTGCAATACTTCATCGATCATCTTCCACCAATCCACTCTCTTCTGAGAGCATATGTGATGCAATGCGTTATTGCCATACTTATCTCTGATAGCGAAATTTTTTGGATTTATCCTGAACAATTCGGGAGGACATAGCCTATTTTTCATGAAAATTGTTTGGCCATTGTTGTTTTGAATTTCGAGGATTTCCGGATGTTTTCTCATGATTTCTATCGCATCTGGGTTTACGCCATCTCCGTTATTCTGGGAATAACACATCGGAGTATTTCCCCACATATCCTGCTTATACACTGCGTTGGGATACAATTCGTAGATTAGTTTCACCAAGTCCGTGTATGAGTGGTGCATGGCATTCATTCCTAGCGAGTCGGTGGCGGAAAACAGCATTGTACCTGATTTCTCGTATATGTATTTGATGAGCCTCTTCGTGTGTATGGACCGGACGTATATGGTTTTGTGGAGGATGTTCTCCCCCTTATCAAACGTCATATTAAACACCCCCGGTGTGTTGTCAATAATGAACTTGCTCTTCTCGAAATTAGTTTCTATCGCGTTTTTATAATGCCATAGGAAGTCTCCGTCGAGTGGTGCGAGATTCCACAAAAACTCGCATATCTTAACAGAACACCACCTCGACACGAACGATACGAACAGTGGCGACCGTTCGTTTATATCTAGTTGAGTGAGGACGGATTCGTCAACCGCAACAATCTTCTTCACCAGTTCCAGATTGTTGTTATGGATAGCATAATATATAGCCGTCTCATTGTGAATATTTTCCGCGTGGACGATGGCTGGGAATGCTTCGAGAATGTAATCCTGGAGATTTGAATATTCTTTACCTGAGTAAAAGTGTAACCAACCATTTCCTTCTTCATCCTCGCAGTTGTATATTTCGTCCTCTGGCACACATGATTTCAGATATTCGATGATTTTATCCTCGGGTGCGTGCTCGAAGATCTTCATTTTTACAATATTGTAAACATAAACCATTATTATACTCTAGCATGTCAATATGTTATGTCGATATGATTCGATTCTTTTTCTTTCTTCCTCATCAAGGCACCAATCGCGATATCTGTCAGGGGCCCATGCTGCCTGTAATATCTCTTCTGAAAATGTATAGTCTTTGATTTGGATGTACCGATGTCTATCTTCGATCGCCGTCGGTGACATTTTGAAATTGACGAGGTTCGTGCTCGAAGTTTCAAGATTCATGATGCAGCGCCCCTTGGTTCTTATCACCTGCCCCGTGCAGGGTTGTGATGATTCTGTTGTACGCAAAATTCGTCTGATCTCGTCGATGATCCTCCTTTTAGAAATTGTCTTGAACATGTCTTCGAATATCGCCGGCCGCGTCTCCAGTATATTTATGAGCATTTCATTATTAACAGCGCCCAGATCGTCATAAATGTCGATGATGTTAATAATGGAATTATAGACGGTATACCCCCTGAAGTTCGGATATGACACTTTATCAATTTCCATCGTCGCGAACGTTTGAACTTTGCAGACTTCCGTGACTATCTGTTCGTCTGTTTCGAGATCGTCCATGATCGTCGATATGGATGATACAAGCTCTTGAATAGATGGATTTGAAAATTTCTGGAGACTGGACATTTTGTAACAAACATTCTTGGCGGAATAGATATACGTGTCTAGTTGTTCTAGAAATACATCCTTGCGAACGTCATCTCCGCCGAATACGAACCGGACGACTCCAGACTTGTTGATTTTCACTGCAAATATCATCTCGTCGATGAATATTTTGAGAGACGATCTTGCATGTCCTGATGATATAAATCTCTCGATAATTTCTATCATTTCTCGAGTTGCGTTTAAACAGATGTCGCGCCACACGGCGTTCAGTGCAAGTGGTTTAGACATTTTAATTACAACATAATATGACATATGACACTATTATACTCAAGTATGTCAATATGTTGCGATTCTTCTTTCTTCTTCTATGTCAAGACACCAATCGCGATAGCGACAAGGATGCCATGCTACTTCCACGAGCTCCTTGTGAAATGATTTTTCTTGCGCCAATGTGTATATGCGACGATCTTCCATGGTATCATTCGTTGGGCGATATCTCACGCACGTCGTCGAGTTATACGGTTTGAAATCGGTAAGATTCATCAGACATTTGTTGATGCTGTAATCCGATATTCCACTGGTCAGATGATAATCTGGCTCGATCGACCTCGCGATTCGTTTGATCTCTTTGAGTATTCTCGGAACCGAGATCGTCTCTATTTTCTCTTCGATGATGGGGTCTCTTTCCAATGCCATGTCGAACATGTCTTCGTCGAAATCTCCATCGGAGTCATATGCGATATCGAGAGAAGTTATCTCGTGGTAAAGAATATATCTGTTTGATGATATTTTTTCGACTATGATCACCGTATAAGTTCTATGCTTGACGAGTTCCAATCTTACGAGTTCGTCTACTTTAAGATTTCTGATCTTGTCGTAGTCCATTTTTACGAACTGTTCGATCGTTTCGTTTTTATTGCTTCTATATGGCTGCGTGATCGAATAACACACTATCTTAGAGGAGTATACACGCGATTCTACCGTCTTTATAAATACATCATGGGTTACGACATCATTCTGAAACTTGTATTTCATCTCGTCTTTACGAGATATCATGAAACATGAATCATCCACGACGACCGCCATCCTGCATTTATCAAATACGGAGTTTGTGATAAAATCTTGTATGATGATGACCAACTTCCCGAATGTGTTTATAGAGATATCTCGCCACAGAGCATTCTTGACAGACATTTCGGACATTTTTGACATTAATGTATTAAATGGTATAATATACTTCGGTTGACGATATGATACATTGTCATTTAATATGGTGATAACATCACGTTCTTGAGTAAGTAGGTCGATGGCAACACTTTGGACTGATTTCCACCTCCGCCGAAAAAACTTGAGACACTTGCTTCGCTGATGGTATAGTTACTCGTTCGCCAC